CTTCTCGAAAAGATTGAAGAACAAGCCAGGGCTCGTCTTATTTCTATACCGTCTTCTCGGTCACAACTTTTTCCAAAATTGTAATTTGCCCTGATTAACCTCTTCTGGGCGCGGAGGTGTGGCCTAGGCCACTGGACTAGCAGTGTAGTATGGAGCTCCGAGGTATCTTAAATAGGTAAAATCCTCGCCCGCACTCACATCAATTGCAAGGCGTGCTCCACTAGTAATAGCACCGTGAGTGTCATTCCAAAGGTACCAATTACGAAACCATGAGGTTTCCATGGTAGTATTTGCAAGGGCACCATCATCACACGTATCCGGACCTGCAAAAACAAACAAGTTATTGCTATAGAACGGAAATTCTGCTTCTATTCCACCGTTGGTAAATGGGAGGTAAACAATACCACCCTCATATCCCAAACGGCTATGATTAGTATTAGAAGTCGCTGCATTGGCATATGACAATGCAGCATACGTGGCTGGCGCTAATAGTCCAACCCTAACAGGCATACCTGTGCCCCACTCAGATCCATTGTTAACTGAAAACAGATAACGCATAGAACCGCGGACACCCAAGTACGCCATTCTCAAATAACTGAACAAATCAACTATTCCATAAGTCGTTGAAGTCGCAGCAAATGGCAACTGGTTTATAAAATAAATCGGCCCCTGTGCATATTGCGTCTCATAGGCTCCCGCAGGGATTCCAAAGGAATGTACAGTAACCTTCCTCTTCAATAACGACCTAAAAGATAATGGTTGTTCACCAAAGTGCTCGACACAGATCTGATCTGTAGTTGCACTACTCTCATTGAGATTAAGTTTGGACACTATCGTAGAACTTAATGAGGAACCCGGAAAGGGTCCTGACTCAGTCAATACTCTACGCTGACTAGGCATATTCTTGCTTGTAAATCCATTAACTTGCAAATTGTCGCAACAAACATACACATTGACATAGATGTCAGATGTGTCCGGCGACTGCAACTCAGTAAAGGGAACTACAGCTAAATAACCATTAACATAACCTTCAGCTTGAAAAGTAGTATCAGGATCAATAACATTATTGGCGGCAGTAGCAGCGTTAGTATTTTTCAACCACGCCCTATGTGTCGCCCATTTAACAACCAAATCAAATGTTTGAGTCTCCTGAATATCTACAACTCGTAAGAACTGTTTATTCAACGACAAAGATGCATTAATAAGTGTATACTGGGAAATATTTGGCTCATAAAAAATAGCCAGCTTTCCCCTATGAAAAGAGGAACATACAATTTCAAATCTGTATGTAATATCACCTCTCCAGAATTCAAACGGTGTTACGGCATAAGCCATTGCTGTCGGTTGAATCCAATTGTATGTCACTCCTTGATGCACAGTTGGTAAATTAGGATGTACTCTAGACGACCATATCACTCCGGACATTGCATCATCTGTATCCAACCAACTAAATGTAGTTAAATATGTCATTCTAGAAGCTATATGCTTGATAGTTAAATCATCTATGCTTACTCCAGCGGCTCGCGGATCTATAGTAATTTCTTGCTTCGGATCCAAGACCACTCGTTGCGCTAAATCTGTACCAATCACATTGGCAGAGTTGGACACTGATGTAGGCCTCACTAACGATGGCTCCTGCAAAAGAACAGGTTTTGACCACCCAAAAAGTGATGAAATCTTTGACAACGCTCCCATTGCAGCTTGACTAGCAAGTGCGAGAGGTGCGATTTCAGGCACTGCAATAGCGACAAGTCCAGAAAGAGTGGCTAGCTTTGAACTAGTCCACTCCACTGGTCCAACTTTTCTCTCATCACTGAATTTACCAGCCTCAGTTGTGACTACTGTCTGGCTGCCAGTATTAGTACCAAGATCAACATTCTCCATCCAAGCATAAACCTGCATATAAACTGGTGTGGAGGTAGCATTTATAGCTTTGACAACATTCAAAGAATAAATGTAAACATCTCCCGCAGCAACCATATCATGATAGCTTGTCGCTGCTGCTAAAGCACTAGCGTCACCTGCATTATATAGTCTGTGCATTGGTTTGGTGGAGATAAACGGACATGTAATTTCAAGGGGGGTGTTCTCATTAACACTCATAACCGCTGATCCAGTTGCCTGTGACAAATAATTCAAGACACAAGGTCTAAAATTCGCATTTGCCGCAAGGCATGTCGCCAAGTTTATCAAACATGGATTGACATCTGGATAGGGCTGATATGAAACAAGAATCTTCCCATAATGGAAAGGGGTACCGGAAATCGATATCCTTACCTTTAAATCGCCCTTGAAATACGTAAAATTTCTTAATTTGGCCCTTATAGAAGGGATAAGTGTAAACAAATCCCACACCGATAAAGCCAGTGTTACATTGGCGCCGACCGCAATCGCCGTCTTGTATATCTGAACAGGCCTTTTAAGAAAATCCTTGATCTCCGTAATTGAACGTGATCCTTGCTCACTGCTATTCGAACTCCCAGCTGTCTCGGTAGCTGGCGTGGCCCCACCCACATCGAGAAAGTTTTCATCCACTCTCTCCGTCTGAATGGGACCATCTGATCCTAGTGCAGTAGCAACTCCTGACTCTGTACGAACAACGTCGCGCAAAACGTATTCAGTCAAGAGATTTTTTGTACATTCCAATGATTCAACTTCACCCATCGCCGCTATTCTATCGCGAATAGCACGACGTATCACTGGATTCACTTCCTTCCAAAGTTTGGCTCTAAGATGATACACACCTAATCCCTCATACTCTGGATGCGTGCGATTCAATTTACCGATTGCGATATCAAGACTCTCGATATACGTATCTCGCACTAATCTTAGGTTTGGCAATTCACGGGAACCTAACTCACCCGTGTTTCTTTTAATTTCTTCAGCTTGCCGTTAAACTCTCGGGCAGAACAGCCGACATAAGCCATCCTCCCAAAGGGACATCATATTCTGGTTAAGGTACCTGAACATACTAGTAGGGCTAAATAACCCACCTGTCTCAATAGACCACTCCGAAGCCTTTCTAGGGGTCCGCTACGTCTCCCATATAGCGTAACCCCATAGGAAAGGACTTTAGGCGCTTGGAGAAGCGTGCCAAATTCTCCCGATTATCTCATCAAAACCAGGGAAAACTGTCATCTCTCCAAGAACATAATACTTAGCATAGCCGTTTTGCAACGCTATCCTAACAGTATCATGCTGGTCCTTTTCTAAGTGCAGGGCCAACTCCCATAAAGCAGACTGAATAGTAGCCTTCATCTGGTTCTCTGGATTCTCATGTGATGATGGCATGGTCCAACGCAAGGATCTAAAAATAGAATCCATTGCTAAGGGTGCCACCCATTGTCTAATATCTTCACGATACCTGAAATTGCGCTTCAAAAAACTACAAGTATCAATATCAACAAAATCATCCATCTTATCAGACTTACTAGCGGATGTGAAAGGCATCAAATACACCTCCTCACAGAACTTCTTATATGTGTTATTATTAAACAAATGAGCAACGTGTGACTTGACAGCACACAAAACATCGTCACCATAAATCCAAGGTAACACACACTCGAAAAACTTCTCGCCAGTAGGAACTAAAGAATAGAAAGCATACATAAGCATCAATAATCCTCGCAGGCTATTATCCTCTGCTGTCATAAACTTCCCAGAAGGTTGTAAACCAGCAACTTGAAATATATCCTTCATAAAATGAACAACAGGAAACAACAAGTCCGATAACAAACCTTCAACGGCACGCATAGCATCATTATTGTATCCAAATGCTTTCAACACATTTCGGATAACTGTACTAGCTGCCAATCCAATTTCAAACGGCATACATTGATCGTAATTACCATAATCACCCTCCATGATGAGAGGTGAAAAATCTCTCAGCTTAGTAATCAATGCTGCCTCACTCGCCATGTCGACACCAACACCAGTGCAAAATACATCTCCATGACACACCATAGCATTTTGAAATGGCAATAACAGCATACGTGATACAATCAAACTTGGCAAGTTAGACCCGTAGAAGAGTCTTGTCTTACCTTCAGCAACTTTATCAATATGCCTTGCCTCATCTTTGTAATGTGCCGTATATATAAACGTCGACGCCTCGTCACGCGAGTAAGCCTCAAATATCCTACACACCTCAAGACAAACTGCAGCATTCGGTTCTCGTGTCGTCTCATCAGTAAGTGGCATATATCCTTTTTTCGGCCCTTCAAAGCCGAAACCACCTGACGTAGACGCATTTATCCGACGTACAGTAGGATCATTCTCAACTCCATTAACGGCTTCCATCAAAGTCGCAGGAGTCATACTCGTGATACCTTTTGCACGCAAACCGTCAATCAAATGATTAGACAATTCATCAGTACACCTCTTCAGTAAATTATAGTTAAGATACCCCCTACCGGAGCTCATCTTTTTCAGTGCTATATTTATCGGTGAGGTGTAAACACCATCAATACGAATAGGCTTCATTACAGGTTGATGATACTTATCTTTATATTTAAACCCAGCCAAGATTGCAACATCTTGCAAAAATTCATCGTCAAAATTAGACTTCTTCAGCTTGGATTTAAAATTCGCATTGACATCACCAGGCAACTTACCATAATTTTTAACACCTGGTAAGTGCTCATGACAAAAAGGCGACTTGGATGCATTATCTTCCAGACCAGCGAACATTCCAGCCCTTTCAGACCGGACTTCAGTAAACCCGTTTCGCTTTCTCAATATATCAATGCCAACTTGAATACGATCGCGGTCAAAAATAACTGCAAATCCCCACTCACGCATCCCTCCAGCATGGAAGCCTGCAACGCAGGCCCCACCTTTATTGGCAAAAACAGGAATACCACAATCACCTACGGCATGCTCAGGAAACAAATAATGCCACATTCTGCCTGTCTCAATTGACGAACCATCATCATTCCAAATACGATCAATCTCGTATGTCAAATGCATTCGTCTCTCTTGGCCTTTGAAATAACCATTACAATCAGTAAAATCATAATCATCAACAGCTATATGTTTCCGAATATCCTGCACCATCTGACTACGCAAACGTATCAGAACTTGGTCGGGACCCACTCTTACGTAATCACTCTTCGGAACTCTAATAGTTTTATACTTACCAATTGGAATGCCATCCTTTAAGGTCATCTGATTATCCCCAGATGTACAAATACGTATCAAAGTTTCCTCTGCATCCATATTGAGAACATGCTCATTAATCATGAAAATTTCACCCACAATACCTAACACAAACGTCGTATATTTATCATCAACAAAAACTATACGCTGATTTGTACCAATTGCTCGAGCCAAACTCTCACATGTTCCCTTATGAACTGATGCCTCAGCATACTCAAACTTCACATTATAATGACCAGGATCATGTTTGACGGGAATTTTGCGCATGGAGTATCCACATTCCATAGCCTTCTCATATTCATTAATCATATCCTTATATTGACCACCAATCGTAAATGTACTAGCCTCAGCAAATACCGCTCGCTTACTCTCTGAATCATAAGTATAAGTTGCATCAAACATCGGCCTTTGGGGCACAACTTCCAGATGTGCATTGCTTACTCTATCCCCATGATAGGGACAACCAACCACGCACGCTGGTGGTACAGGAACCACCACCGGCTCTTGCACATATTTAGTCTCATCGTCCTTATGAGGACAATCAGTGAAACAACAATTCTCACGATGCTTCTTAATTTTCTCATCATATAAAGGACATCCTTCCTCATCTGTATCACCATTCTCATCCACAATGGTAGGATAAGATTTCCTTTTCTCCTTATGTGGCTTAGCGGCAAAGATCTTGTAAGCAGTATATCCTACCAATCCTCCTAAAAGGGTTGCACCTACAATCTTCTTCGTTAACTCCGTCAACCACTCGGAGTTTTCACGCCAATAAGTACTGGTAAACTCATTTACCGACTTGGTCTTATCACATAAGAAAGCAATACGGTTTGAATTATCAAGCATCTTCTTCTTTACCTCAGATATCGCTATCTCCCTAATCATATTAGAGACATACACTGAATGTATAATATAAAGATATATCCCTAACAAAACAGGTAAGAAGAAAAAGATTCGATCAACAGCAAAAACACCAAAGAGCAAAGCTATCATCACGAACAGTTCAAATATCTTTTCATGCCATGAAGATCCAGATCCCATACGACCAGATGTTTTTATAGCTGCCAACGCGACATATCCATTGAACAATCCCAATGAATTTGTTAACATCTGCTTAGTCCAATCCTTGGTAGATTCATACGTATCACGCCATGAATGTGTTCTAAAATACATTGGCTCGTCATCGTCATCAATCTGAATATTTCTACCAGACTTCAGATCATAAACCCATCGTTTGGCCTCTGTATAAACCTTTCCTTCATCATCACTATTACTAGGACTTTTTGGTTGAAATTGCGGGGAACGATCATCACCATACCAATGAAATTGCGCATTCATATAATCAATCATAATATCTCTACAAATGTGACAATCTCCTTCCATCGCACACATCAACATATCATCCAAAATCCCTTCCTCAGAATTAGGGCAATGTCTCTTCAAGTTTGGCAACGTCGTCCCATCACGGAACCGTTTTGCTTCTGTCTTTACTATATCTTCCTTCCAATCATCTTCATCGTCTGTCTCACCATTAGAATCAACGCCAGTGTAAACCGGCTTATTCTTACAAGTGGACATCATAAGATCTTCATATTCAACAGTAGAGAACGATACAGGTGGTACAACAGTAGCCTTAACTTCCATATTAGGATCAACCGGATCTTTTAACTCCTCACGCATAAAATCTGACGCAATGCGCTTACCACGCGCCCTCGCCTGATTCACATACATCTCCGCAGTCTCATGATCATCAATCGTACGCAAACGATCCTGTCCTTCAATATGTTCAACCATTATCTTAACAACATTCTCCAACAAAGAATGAATATTATCACCTTCTTCACCCTTCATTATTGGAATCTCATCCCAAGTTGTATTTGATAAAGGTTCATACCGTTTCATCTTAAAATCAAATTTATCTAGCAAAAGTTTCTCTCCAGTTACAGTATCTGCGAGAGACTTTGCTTCATCCATAGCTCCTGATTTCAAGCTTTTACGATATTTCAATTGAACAATTGGCTGAATATTATAACATCGACGCAACTGCGCAGCAGGTGCTGACACAGACTCCGCCAGATTCATATATTCATTATTGCAATCAACAATAACCATATCGAATCGCACAAAGGTCTTACCTTTCTCATCAACACCAGGCATAGGTGGGGCAAAAACATTTGAGTCATTAACACAAAGAAATTCCATCATAACCTCAGACATTTTTACCTTGGCTTGCTCTGCCGTCTCCATTCCTAGCTCAGGATAATGGCAGTACGGCTGCGAAGCCGGATCAAGATTAGACATAAACTTATCAGCCGCAACTCTTGGATACAACATTCCTGGCTTGTACACTCTTCCTTTAATGAAGCAGTGTAATTTAACCAGCCAGGTAACCAACTTGGCTTTACCAATACCAGGAGGACCTGTTATTGTAAAGCAGATTGGTGCTGAACGAGTAGTTTTCATCATCTTCTCGGCCTCAAACTTAGCAGCTCCAAGCTTCAATAATTCAGTCTTCATCAACTCCTTCCATCTAGAAAATGGATGGGCCAATTTAACGATCTTATTACCCAAAGCTATCAAAGCTGTACAATCTGCAATAAATTCCAAATGGTCTTTACCACCAGCAACCTTAAGACCCTGGTATGTCTTGTCTGAGAAATAAAGTAGCTCTCTTGACCTCTTCAGAAAATCCTCAGTAGGATTATCTGATTCCATCAACTTATCAAGAGGTACTCCCTCAGATATGGACTCACCAAATCTCAACAAAATCAAAAATTGTTGAAACAAACAGTCCAAAGCGCCAAATAAGGTCATCCGTTCTGGTTTGCCAAAATATTCATATATATTAAATGCAAAATTTTTGGGAAAAAAGCGTAATCCCGTTGCAACCAACAAAATCTTACTCAAAGCAGTCATAACTCTGCCCCCAACCATTCGCATAAATATATTTCCATAATCTTCAAGCGTATCAGACCACTTAACTTTCGCAGCCTCAGTTCTGACAAAGCCAATCTGCGAGATCCAGTCTGCACTATCGGCAATTATTTTTTCAATATGCGGCAACGCTAACTTTTTATCTATACCTTTAATAGTATCAAAAAACTGCCAAGTGGCAGCTCCTATGCCAACAACACCAGTATTATTCGTATATAACTGATATATATAGATAACAAAGTTACTAAATGGAGACAATTTCTCCATTTGATCTAACGCAATACCAAAATGATGAAAGACAAATTGTAAGAATCCACGCGACTTAACCTCTTCCATAAATTTAGGAACCTCAACGGTCTTCTTTTCTGGAGAAAGCTCATTACGAGGAAATTCACTAAACTTACCGTCAATGATAGTGGCTAACCCATTCTCTATCATAAATTCTTCTGTGAGACGCTTAGTATACGCTTCATCAGTCTCCCAATCACGCTTATATTCACGCGCTTCTGATAATACAATATCATCTTTGTCTGCACGCAATCTAATCTTATGATTAGTCAACTTGTCTCTAAAATCAATAGACTTTGGAACATCAATAGTAATATTATCATAAACTTCTTTTGACTCACCATAATGCTGAAATTCATGATCGCACTCTATTTTATTAAAAGCTTCAGACATAACCTTATCTCTAAACTCACGCTTCTTACGTGCCTTGGCTTTCAATTCCATCTGACCAAAAGTCATATAATCAATACGAGAGTTCTCATACCGATCCTTAATTTTCATACTCTTCTCTAACTGAGACTTTCTTTCTAATATTTTCATTGTTTGTTTTTTTTTTAAATGGTAATTTTTTTTATTTTTTTTTGCATTTTTAGAAAGTCCCAAATCATACAATTCCTTATCATTAATAATATTATCAGGTGCAACAAAACCTTCCGCCCAATAATCTTTAACGACTTCAAGAATATCTTGATAACAATGCGGCTTTAAACCTAACTTCAAACGCTTCTTATTATCAAGTTCAACCTCTTCTTCCAAGTATACAGTATTTAAAAATATTCTCTGTATCCGCTTGGGTAAAGATAAAAATCGCTGCTTAATTTTATAAAAGCGAGTCTTTTTAGAAAGACATGGAGCTATCCCCGAGGATAGAGTCTCCTGAACAAGCTGTTCTTTAACCGGAACGTCAACGACTTCCGTCTGCGACTCAAGGGCTTTCACTCCCTCGAGCAAGACTGTTTTATCAATATCTTCACACACATCACCAGCTAAGTTAATTACCGCCGGTATGTTCAATCGTGCTTCAATATCAATAGCGTCATCTGAAACTAATAGTCCGGAGTCACCGGATAGTATCTTATTGTCTGCCATAGAAAAGAACGCAGTATACCATGTGTATACCAGACATTTGTAAGGATTCGTGTCCAAACTCGACAAAGCTCAACAAGAGCCGTGACCCAACGCAAGTGCCTAGAGCACAACGACGGTGTTCAAAAGAACATAGGGAAATTTTACGCATCCCAAATTACGGATTGTTCATATCGTACAATCAACTCAGTATTCATAACTCCTTCAGAGGAGTACCATAATACATAATGGCGAAATAATAAATCATTAAAATCAAAACCTTATACAGTCAAATCAATAAACATTGTGATAACACTAATGTTTTGATATTTAATAAGACCATAAAAGGTCACATCGTAGTCTATCTACAAACTACATGATCCGGACGGGGGCTTAAAAGCCCC